TACAAACAGTTTTCACCTTTGGCCAACTGATATAAATATAGGAAACATTGAGGATTTAAATGGCACGTCTCCAAGGTAACACAAGAATTTACGGAACAGCTAACGTTGATACCAGTATTGGTGTTGGCGGTAACGTTGTTGTCAATGCAAGTACTTTGTTTATTGGTAACTCAACTGTCAATACGTATATTACAGCAACCGGTGGTTTGTTTGTTAACAACAACGTTAACATTAACTTTAGAACAGTTAATGCTTCTGCATCTGTTAGTATGCGTCAACAAAGTGACGATAACTTTGTGTTCTATTCAACTAACACTGCTTATGGTGCACGTGCTATTTGGTCTGTCTTTGCTAACAGTATCACAAGTAATCTTAGCATCTCAGTACCAACAAACTTTGGTGCTAACGCAATATTAACAACTTTGCTTATTGCCAATGGTGGTTCTGGTACAGCAGGTCAAATATTAACATCAAACGGATCTACTGGTTCACCATATTGGGCAGCTGTTAGTGCTGGTGGTGCTTTACTTCGTGCTCCGCAAATTTTAACATCTGGTACATCTTATACCACGCCAGCAAATTGTACAAAAATATATGTTGAAGCAGTAGGTGGCGGTGGCGGTTCTGGTGGCTCTCCTGGTAGTCCATATGGTGGCTGCGGTGGCGGTGGTGGTGGCGGTGTGGCCAAATATTTTACCGTAACAGCAAGTACTGCATATACATATGCAATTGGAGCAGCTGGAAGCGCAGGCTCATCTTCTGCTGGTGGTGGTAATGGTGGTGATACAACATTTACAGTAAGTGGAACAACTATTACTGCATCAGGTGGAGCTGGTGGTCAATTAGGTGGTTCATCATCAGCTTTTGCAAGTGGTGGTGGTGCAACCAACGGTGACTTGAATATTACAGGTGGTTCTTCCGGTCGTGCTGGAGGTCCACCAGCATATCTCAATGAATTAGGTAGTCAAGGAGGTCATCCTGGCCTTGCTTACTTTGGTACTGGTGGTCCTGCTTCATTTACTACAGGTGCTGGTATTTCTGGATCTGGATACGGTGCTGGCGCTAGTGGTGGTACAAATGGTAACCAAGCTGGTGCTGCTGGTACTCAAGGTGTTATTCGTATTTGGGAGTTTGCATAATGAAAGCTATTTTAATTAACAGCGAAAACATTGTAGAAAACATTATTGTATGGGATGAGTCTTGTACAGCCCCAGAAGGATTAACTTCAATCATTGTTGAAGATGATTTTCTTATTTCTACTGGATGGATTTATAATGGGAATAATACTTTCACTGATCCAAATCCTCCAAACATAGATAATAGTACACCAGCTGTACCAACACTTCAACAGCTACAAACACAATTAGCTATTTTAGCTGCTCAAATCCAAGCGCTATCAAACACATAAATAGAAATAACAATAATAACACAAACCCATAGGGGACAGTGAACCATGGCAGATAAAGATTTCGTAGTCAAGAATAGTCTCGTAGTCAATACATCCGTTGTAGCAAATTCTACCACGGTGGTTGCCAATGGCGTAACCATCAATTCTACTGGTGGTTTCTATGACGGCTACGTAAATGCCACGGCTTTCACAGGTGGTAATACTGCCGGAACTACCGGTATCATTGCCAACACTTCTCAAGTATTCATCGGTAACACTACAGTCAATGCATACTTAAATACAGTTGGACTGAACGTCAATAATGCAACGATAGCTAATACTATCGGCGTCTATACCGGCACAGTCAACGCGGCAGTTCACTCTATCGGCACTACTATGGTTGCCAACAACTCTGGTATATTCTTCCCTACAGGTAACGTCGTTAGTTCTTCGGTTAACACTACCTTTGAATACGTTAATGGCTTTATTCACGTATCAAATACTACCGGTAACGTGCAGATTCTTCCAGGTCTCTACAGTATCAATGCTACCGGCGTTGTCAATGCGTCGTCGTACACCATCGGTGGCAATTTAGTAGCTAATACTATTGGCGTCTATCACACTGGTATAGTCAATGCTTCTTCACATACAACAGGTAGTGGTTACGGCACTGCAACTGGTGGTGCTACTGTAAACTCTACAGTCATTGGTATGGGTAACTCAAGTATTAATGGTTACATCTCATCAAATTCAACGACGTCTTTTTATACTGGTACCGCTTATGTTGCAGCTAGTATTCCATTAATTACATCAAACGTTGAAGTGCGTACTGCTAATATAACGATCAATGCAACTGCTGGTATTATTGCCAATGGTTCTATCGGTGTTGCCGGTCAAGTACTACTTTCAAACGGATCATCTGTTTATTGGGCTTCTGTTAACTCTTCTGTTATCACTGCTGCTGGTTCTGATACTCAAATACAGTTCAATGATACCAATACTCTTGCAGCTTCTGCTGGTTTAAGATTCAATAAGACATCAAATACAATTACAATTGGTAACACTGGTACTAATGCAACAGTTAACTCAACTGTATATACCGGTACAGCTAATAATACATCTTATCTTGGCGGTACTATTGCATCTTCCTATGCTAAATCTGCAGACGTTCATTATATTGGTACAACATCCATTGCGTTGAATAGATCAAGTGCTTCTCAATCACTTACCGGTGTTTCAATTGATGGTAGCGCTAACTCTACAACATATATCGTTGCAAACACCGGTTTAGTTTCTAACTCATCTGGTGTGTTTGTTAATGCCGCCTACATCAATACTATTAGTTCAAATAGTACAAACTTTGTTGGTACTGTATCAGCAGCTAACGTAGTATCTAATACACAGCTGTCTGGTAACCTTTCATTTTATACTACAACATCTACTCTTGCAGCAAGTGGATTAGTTTATAAAGCATCAACACTTGCACAGGGTGGTGGTACTGGTGCTGCAATGACATTCAATTGGTCTGGTCAAGGTGGCCAACCTTCATGGTTATGGGGTGGCAATGATGGTGCAAACCACTATGTTTATAACCCATCTAACTTTAATGTTAATAGTGCTACCAGTGCTACTACAGCTACAAATTCTTCTCAGCTTGGTGGTGTAGCATCTTCATCTTATGCATTAAAAGCAGACTATGCTGCGTTGTCTGGTGCAAATTTTACTGGTCAAGGTCTTTTTACATATGGGCAATCAGCAACTTTACAAAATGCCAGTGGTGGCCTTGGTGGTATTATGTTACAAGCCACTAGCGGTGGTGCTGCGTATCAAGCGTTTCATAGACCGGGTTCTTATGCTATATACTTTGGTCTTGATACTGATAATCAAATGGCGGCTGGTGGTTGGTCTTCTGGTTCTAGTTATACAGCAGCAAATTGGAAATTTGGTTCAATAGGTGTTGGAACAACAGCATCAGGTACAGCTGGTGAAATTAGAGCAACAAACAACATTACAGCCTACTACTCAGATGATCGTTTGAAAGTTCGTCTTGGTAACATTGAAAATGCTCTTAGTAAAGTTCAATCATTGAATGGTTTCCACTATGAAGCAAATGAAACTGCTCAAGCGCTTGGTTATAAAGCAATGCCAGAAGTTGGTGTATCTGCTCAAGAAGTTCAAGCTATACTACCAGAGATTGTTGTACCAGCTCCTATTGATGATAAATATTTGACAGTGCGCTATGAAAAACTTGTACCACTTCTTATTGAAGCAATCAAAGAATTAAAAGCAGAAGTTGATGCTCTAAAGAATAGAGATTAATAATGGGTTACTACAGAACGTACTATCTAACATCAGGTACATCATTCACTGTTCCTAATACATGGAATAATAGCGCTAACTTTGTAGTTTGCTACGGTGGTGGTGGTGGCGGTGGTGCCGGCAGTAGTACAGGTGCCACTTATACTGGTGGCGGTGGTGGCGGTGGTGCTGCTTCAAAAACTACAAACATAACTCTTACACCGGGCAGTAGTATCCCTTATTTTGTTGGCGCCGGCGGTGGTCCTAATTCAGGTGGCGGTGATACATCTTTTAATAGTGGTCAAGTATATGCAAAGGGTGGTACTGCTGGTGGTAGTAGTGGCACAGCCGGTGTAGGTGGTTCAGGCGCTAGCGGTACAGGCGCTTCTCGCTACTATGGCGGTAATGGTGGTACAGGTGGTAATGGCGTAGGTGGTGGTGGCGGTGGTGGTGCTGCCGGTGATGGCGGTGACGGTCAAGCCGGTTATACCTATAGTGGCTCTTCTGGTGGTCCAGGTGGTCAAGGCTATGGTGGTTCTGCTGGTGGTTCTGCTGGTACTGGCAATGCTGGTAATGGTGGTAATGGTAGCTATGCTGGCGGTGGCGGTGGCGGATCAGGTGCTTATTATTCCGATAAAGCAGGCTCGGCACAATATAACGGCGGTAACGGCGGTTATTATGGTGGCGGTGGTGGCGGTGGATACTATGGCGGCTATGGCATACAAGGTATCATTGTTGTTGGATATTATTGGGATAATATAATTCCATCAACAGGTCAGGTCACAGCACAAAATTGGAATCTAGCATTAGACTTACCACCAACAAGTTCATTTAATATTGCTGGTACACCTGCCCGTAATCTTGCCGGCATTCTTTCTGGAGCTATTAGTTATCAAGATGGCCGCGGTAAGGGTGTGTTTGCACTTGATAGAACAATAACTGCAGATACACCAAATTATAATCTTTACAATGATCTTCTTTATAATGCAGCTTGGGATGGTTCAACAAAAGTAAACGTAACAATTACTATCAATAGTGGAATTTATGTTTACTCAACAAGCACCGGAACACCAGCAATGGTTATCTCTGGTATGCCTGCCGGCTCTGTTGTCAACATCATAAATAATGGATATATTATTGGTGCTGGCGGCTACGGCGGTAAAGGTGAAGGTGGTAGTGGTTATAATAGAAGCTCAGCTGATACCGGTTATGCTGGTGGCGGGGGTGGAACCGCTCTTCAATTAGGTAGTACTGTAAATATTACAAACAATGGCGGTATTTGGGGCGGCGGTGGTGGTGGCGATGGTGGCCGTGGCGGTAACACCGGCGGCAAATCACGCGGTCCTACTGCTGGTGGCGGTGGTGGCGGTGGTGCTGGTTATAATGCAGGTGCTGGCGGTCCTGGTGGTACCAATGGTGAGGGAGCTAATGGTAGCGCTGGAGCAAATGGTGGTAGAACAACAGGTGGTGCTGGAGGTGCTGGTAGAGCTTCTCCAGGTGGTAATGGTGGTGATGTAGGTAATGCAGGCGGACCTGGTGATTACGGTAGTGGTATAGTTTATGGTGTTGGTGCTGCAGGTTATTATATTATTGGCGGTGGGTATGCCACTTGGATAACAACAGGCGATCGCCGCGGACAAGCAGGATAAGGAAAGTTTAAATGGCTAATAATATTACTATAAATGTCAAAAGCTATAATCAAAACACTATGTCTTTGATTGTTAGCTTTTCTGATGGAACTCATACAACAACAGATGTTCATGTTCAACCATATGTCTATGGTGCTGATAATACTGAAGACATGCTTAAGATGCTAGCAATTACTGGAAGTAATATGTTATTGACTGAAGTTAAAAGACGTAATTTTGCTGCCAACTTTGCTGCCCATGCTGAAATAAGAAGTGTTGTAAACACATCTGTAACATTTTCAAGAGATGAAATTCTTGATATGTCTATTACTAATAATGGTCTTGAGGTTCAGATATGAAACATATTGAAGCTCCATTTATCTGTAAGGGGTTTGTCATTTGTGTTGGGCATTTAAGTGCTAACGACATATATGATTTTACAACTAAAGAAACAACAACAGATGGTGTTTTTAGTCAACTAGGTTATTGCTTAGATGGTGGAGCTGTATTGAACGACAAGAATGGTCGTAAGGTAATGGATCTTGTTGCCGGTCAACTTTATGACTTTAAAGATCTTTATGGTAAAGAATATACAATGAATACCGGTACCCGTGGTGGTACTTGGTTTTGTATTAACCCAACACCTGCAACAAAAAGATACAAGTATGACTTAATTAGAGAAAGTCAAACTAAGTCAATTGCCGGTAAAGATTTTGAGCAAACAGTAATATGTGTTTATGGATCTATTACAGTAAATGGAAAAGATTTGATTGGTAAGCAATATGCTCGTATTCTTAATAACAAAACAGCTGTTGTTACTACACAACCAAATTCATTAGCATTGTATTTCTATGAGGACAAATAATGAAAGTAGCAATGGTTCACACCGCTACACATGTGGTTAAAAATATTATTGTTGTTGATTCATTAAATGATACACCACCAGCTGGATATCATTATGCTGAAATGGAAATTGTTGAAACCCCAATTGATCCAGAAATAAAAGCACTGCAAGATATTATTAAAGAAGTAGATCCTCTGTACAAGGTGGTTGAACCTACTTACCATGAAAGACCAATCAAATTAAATAAAACAAAATGGACAAGTGAAAGAGGCTTTTTTGAGGATTAATTAATGTTACTTGGTGAAATGTATTATTATGATAATGATAACAAGATTTATCCATTAAAGAATGAAGCTCTTAAAACTAAAAAAGATTTAAAGTTTTATTTCCATGATGATTTCTTTATCAAACAGCAATGGAAAGTAGAGCCAACAGAGTCTCTCAATGAGCTCTATAAACAGCGTGCCCAACAAATACGTGACAAATACGAATACGTAGTTCTTTGTTACTCTGGTGGTGCCGATTCAACTCAAATATTAGAATCGTTTTATTACAATAATATCCATATTGATGAAATATTGGTTGTCGGCGCTCTTTCACAAGATAGTGAAAAAAGCGTTGATGAAAACCACAACGGTGACCTGTATCACAATGTGTTTCCAACACTCAATCAGTTTAAGTTGCCAAACACTAAAATAACTTTAATTGATTATACCAAGTATTTTAATGATCCAAACTTCTTCACTTTAATTAAACAATATGGTCCTGAGTACCACAATTACATTGGCACATACTCAAGTGTACACAATCTATTTTGGTATGACTTACCTTTATTTTTTAGATCAGATAAGCAAATAGCATTTATATTTGGTGCTGAAAAACCCAAAGTAATTTATCATAAAGACACTGGTAAGTTTTGTGCTACATTTATGGACTCATCTTTAACAGATTATGGTTTTAGATATAACTACGGTAGCGGTAAGAGAGTTAACTTCTATACAGATCCTGATGCTATTAAGTTAATGATTAAACAACACCATGCAGTTAAGAATTTTCTTTTAGAAAATGTTATTGGTAAAGATCCAATGATATATGATCGGTTTCAAGTAGATTATTTTAGTAATGTTAGACCTATAATCTATAACTTAAAAAATCCACTGGCTTTTGAATCTATAAAATCCAAGACAACCGTTTTAAGTGCTAGAGACAAGTTTATGCTAATAAACAAGAATTCAGAGATATATAATATATTCAGACAATCGTTAGTAAACCTTAGTAAAGATCGTAACATTAATCAACGTTATTCAATTCCATCAAGAGAGTATCCATTAAACTAATGTACTACATTTACTGCTTCATTGGTTGGACTTTTTGTATTTACTGGTGTCATAGAGTGGCTCACCAAATACCCGCACTGCAATACTTTCATAAAGACCACCACAAACAAATAGCTGATGATACTTATCAGGGATTGAATTGGAAGAATCTTTTTTTATTTTTTGATACTTGGAAAAGCACTATTGATCAATGGTTAACAGAAGTCATACCCACCATTATTCTTAGTTACTTTGTTGGTTGGTGGTTATTTGGATTATATTATGTGTGGGCTGCTTTCATACAAGAAGCAATAGAGCACAACCCAAAGTTCAATCTGTATCCATTTATAACTAGTGGTAAATGGCATCTTGTTCATCACAGTCATAATGATAAAAACTTTGGTGTGTTTTTTCCTATATGGGATATTATATTTGGATCTTGGAAAGCTATAGATGACAAAGAACGATTGGTTTAAACACAATCTAGCTAATAGATTAACTGACCCAAGTTGCAATCTTAAAATAACAATCAATCCAGGTCAATATACCAAGATGTCATTTGATGAAGCTTGTGACTATACGGCTAAGCAGATATACAAAGATCTTGGGCCTAGTCTTTATCTTGCGTTAAGTGGTGGTTATGATTCTGAGTTTGTTTTGAGAGTGTTTCAACGAAATAATATTCCAATTATTCCAATTGTTGTAATGACTGGCGGTAACCAAAAGGAAGCAGAATATGCTTTTAAAGCTTGTCCAGATCCTGCATTAATTGGTATAAATGAACAAATAGTTTTAAAGACATATTATACAGAAATATATCAAAAGTTAAACAGCTATGGTATTCACTCGGTACCAGCTTTATTGTGTGGTCAATATGCACAGGAACGTGGTGGTAATCTTGTTGTAGGTGAACATATCATTGATGGCACAACGTTTCGTGTTAATGACTGGGATTTTTACAACGATGTATTATTAACCAATAAGACTGCTGAGTTCTTTATCTATACACCGGAAGTTGTTTATGCAATGACCTATGAGATGACGGAAGATAGTGAACAACAATGGAAAGATAAGCTCTATAAATTGAAATCTAGACCAATTCATAGTTATCAATATACAAAAGCATTTGATACAGTATTAAAAGACATTAATTCAAAAAGACAATGCCATCCAAACCCTAGTCATTTATTTGGTAATAAAAATCAAATGTTAGACCAAATGTCAGTATTTGATTTACCCTGTAATGAGTAATGCTGATTAGAATTTACATAATCAATTACCATTTGCTTTGTACGCAAGTCATTAATAATCTTGCCTCTTCTCATTTCAATAGGTAACCAATATCTTATTGGTGCAGATATGCCAGTATTGCCACCATACTCTAATGACTTTAATCTTCTCCAAGCATTAACATGTTCAGCAGTATAACCGTTTAATCTCATGTCTTGAACTTTTTGATCCCACAAACACTTATAGCATCTACCACAAGGTTCATTCCATTGACCATTATTAGTAGAATTTGGGCTGTGGCAAGAAAGTGTTAATTCAAGAATGTTTTGTGGAAGATATTCAAATACATGCCATCTTGAAAAGTTTTCATAGTACTCATCTGTTACCAAAGGATTCCACAACTCACCTCTTGTACAGAGCTCTGCAAACAACCTTTCAGCAGCAAATTGTGAGGGTGTTCCTTTTACAGAAGAATTCTTATATACAGATTGATCTTGTTGTTCCCAGGTACGACCTGTTGCTATTCTATCATAGACACCTGCATTAATATCAGCAGCTACACTATTAATGAAATATGTGTAGTAATGATCTGTTTCGGGTGTAATACTTTGATCAGTAACTGTTTTTCTAATGACTTCAAAATCTCTAATTTTTTTCAATTCTTGAATTAATCTTGGTATTCTAAGACTGCTTTGTGGTGTGTGACTAATACTATTCTGTGCTCCAGGTGCTTTATCAAGAACCACGGCTGTAACCTGATCGGTTGTATCAGTCAGTAATTTATACAGAATAAAAGTTGAATCTGCACCACCAGACCACATTAATAGTGTTTTCATTTATAACTCCTTTTTATACTATTTATTTGACTTTATCCAGTAAGTCTTTAGGAGTATTAGCTAATCTTTGCACAATATCGGTAACTTCTTGCCAACTTACTGGGTTTACCTCAATACTGGCTTTATTTGCTTCCTCAATATATTCCGGATCATTAGCAGCAAGTAGGAACCCTCTTCTTAAAATCTTTAGTTGTTTTTCTGATGTTTCAGGTGGAGCAATATATGGCCGCATTGTAGTATATTGCATTTCAAATAATTCAAGAAGTTGTTGATCTTTTTGATCAATAAGTTCAGCCAAAGTAGGTACGTCAGGAATTAGATGATATCTATTTTTACCGTTTGCAAACTGAAACATGATATTGATACCACTGTCTGGCTTAAGCCATTCTGGTTTAAATTGTCTGACACCATTATATGTGTTGAGATATGCTTCAACTTCTTTCTTTTCAAAAGCAAATCTTACTTCATTAGCTGTATTATATCCATTTACTAGCTTAAAGTTTAATTTTGTTGCTAGTTGAATAAACTTTACAGGATCACCAATAACATTGTTTTGTGTACCAACAATTAGTGGATTACTACATGGATTGCAATTTATTAGAAAGATATTGGCATTTTGACGACCGTCTGCCGTTGACCCAAGCCAGTTAAACTTCTCAGGCTTATACTCAATGCTTGGCCCACCAATGATACCAATAATAGGAATATTCTTTTGAGTAACAGCAATTGTAAAGCCATCTTTGGGTGCTATTGAATACATGTAGTTAGCAACAACCACACCGCCAGCACCAGGCATGATTTTATAAGTTATGGACGTAATATTTGGGGTGTGGTTTTGCAAGTATTTTGAGAATATTCTTGCATTTAATGCATGGGCATCATATGCGGCAGACATAACAATAGTCAGAACTTCTGCTTTTACGGGGGTAATAAATAACAATAATGCTGCCAAAATAGCTTTAAACATAACAACTCCATAGATTGATAAATAATATATAAGATATTTATAAGGGATAACCATGGCCGTTCCAGCTTCCAGACAAGACTTTACAGAATATTGCCTTCGTAAATTGGGTAAGCCAGTTATTGAAATCAATGTGGATGATGACCAAGTTCAGGACCGTATTGATGAAGCATTTCTTTATTACACCGACTATCACTTTGATGGTACCGAGAAAACCTATTACAAGTATCAAGTAACGGATACCGATATTACCAACAAGTACATTACGATGCCAGAGAACATCATCGGCGTCGTTAATCTGTTTCCAATTGGTCAGTCTCTCAACACCAATAACTTGTTCAACATTCGCTATCAGATTGCATTGAACGACTTGTATACTCTTACATCGGTCTCGATGGTTCCATATTACATGGCTCTATCGCACGTTCAGTTCCTTGAACAGTTCTTAGTTGGTCAGCAGCCACTACGCTACAATCGTCACATTAACAAGCTCTACATTGACATGGACTGGACACTCGTTGTCTCCGGTGACTACATCATTGTCGAGGCTTACTCAGTAATTAATCCAGACACATATACAAAGACTTGGGGTGATCGCTGGCTCGCTCGCTACGCGACTGCGTTGATTAAGCAGCAGTGGGGAACTAACCTTAAGAAGTACCAAGGAATGCAATTGCCAGGTGGCTTAACTTTTAATGGTCAGCAGATCTATGATGAAGCTACTCAAGAGAGAGAAGAGCTTGAACATGAAATGATTACCAGCTACTCACTCCCAGTTACAGATATGATTGGCTAATGGCAACAAATTTTTTCTTCAACAATTTTAAATCCGCACAGGAACAAGACCTGCTTGAGTCTTTGGTTGTTGAATCAATCAAGATTTATGGTGAAGACATGTACTATGTTCCACGTAATGTAAACAATCTTGATCAGTTATATACTGCTGATGATCAATCATCTTATACACAAGCATTTATGGTTGAACTTTATATTAAATCAGTAGATGGTTTTGGTGGTGATGGTAACTTTATGTCAAAGTTTGGTCTTGAAATTAGAGACCAAGTTGTGTTCTCTATTGCTCAAAGAACATTTAATAGAGAAATTGGAATGTATATCCCGCTGACACGACCACGTGAAGGTGATATCATATTCTTCCCACTTAATAATAAATGCTTTCAGATCAAGTATGTTAACAAGTTTGAAATGTTCTATCAATTAGGTGCATTGCAGACTTGGGAATTAACTTGTGAACTGTTTGAATATTCAGATGAACTATTTGATACTGGTATCCCAGAGATTGATGCTATTCAAACACGCATGAGTACAAATATTCTTGATCATGTAATTGTTGATGAACAAGATAATTATATTGAAACCGAAGACGAAAGTTATCTAGTGCCTGAAAATTACTCAGTAGATGATAATTTAGATACTGTAGCAGGTACTGGAACTAACCAAGTATTCCAAGGTGAGTCAGATAACTTCATTGACTTCTCCGTAAAAGATCCATTTAGTGAAGGTCATCTGTAATGTTCGGTCAGCAATTTTATCATCAAACTATCCGTAAATATGTTGCTTTATTTGGAACATTATTTAATGATATCCATATTGCAAGAACAAATAAAGCAAACCAAATAACTCAATATATTAAAGTGCCTATTACTTACGCGGCAAAAGAGAAAATGTTAGCTCGTCTTCAACAAGACCCTAATATTGACAGACCTTCCGCAACAATTACAATGCCTGTTATGTCATTTGAAATGACAAGTATTTCTTATGATACTGACAGAAAGTTAAATACAATTACAAGATCTGCTTTTAAAGATACAACTAATGGCACTAATAAATTAAGATATCAATATAATCCAGTACCTTATAATATTGGTTTCAGACTTTATATTATGGTTAAGAATGCTGAAGACGGTACAAAGATTGTTGAACAGATTCTTCCATACTTTACACCAGACTTTACTACTACAATAATGTTAATACCCGAAATAAATGAAAAGAAAGATATACCAGTTATATTAAATGATATTAGTCAAGAAGATCAATATGAAGGTAACTTTACTGAACGTAGACAATTGATATGGACATTAGACTTTACTCTTAAAGGTTATATCTATGGTCCTGTTAAGAAGTCTGCAATTATTAAGTATGCTAATAATGTATTTTACACACCATCAATTGAAAATCTTCAAGATGCTGTTGGGCAAGTTGATCCTGTAAGTTATGTACAAGTTCAGCCTGGTTTAACAGTCAGTGGTCAACCTACATCCAATGCCGCCGCTTCAATACCAGTTGGTGAAATTGAAGTTACTGATGACTTTGGATATGTAATAGAGAAAACAGATTTAGTCACATGAAACCTAATGATGATCCAATTGGTAATGCGCTCGGGTTAACACCTTCACAAAACCAAGTACAAAACATAGTTAAACAAGCACACAATGATAGTGCTAAAAATGATTTTGAAATGGCCCGTTCTAATGTACACGAAGTCATTCAGAATGGTGTATTTGCAATGGAAAAGTTATCTCAGATAGCGGATCAGTCTCAACATCCAAGAGCATTTGAAGTATTAGCAAAGCTTATGGATACTATGCTTCAGGCAAATAAAGATCTTATGGAACTACAAAAGAATATAAGAGAGATTAGTACTGCCGATGAGCCTACTAATGAACAAGCCAAACAAGTGACAAATAATCTTTTTGTTGGATCCACCGCCGATCTACAAAAAGTAATTGAGAATATGAAAAATGGAAAAACAGAATAATAAAGGCTATAATGGTAATGTTCTCCTTAAGAAGGAGAATCAAGCCATTGAATGGACACCTGATTTAGTTCAGGAATATGTAAAGTGTAGTCAAGATCCGGTTTATTTTACTGAAACCTATATGAAGATTATAAACGTGGATCGTGGTCTTGTCAACTTTATTTTGTATTCATACCAAAAGGAAATGCTTAAATCGATGCAAGAAAATCGGTTTAACATTATTGCAACGGCTCGTCAGGCCGGTAAGTCAACTGTCACTTGTGCTTTTGTTCTATGGTATGTTATCTTCCACCCGGAAAAGACTGTGGCACTTCTGGCCAACAAAGGTGAAACTGCTCGTGAAATTCTTAACCGTGTTCAGTTAGCATATCAGCATCTTCCTAGATGGCTCCAACAGGGTATTAAGGAATTCCGTGCCGGTGCTATGGTGCTTGAAAACAATTCGCGTGTTTTGGCGGCAGCAACTTCATCCGATGCTATCCGTGGTTATTCTATTAATCTACTATTCATTGACGAGGCGGCATTTATTGATAACTGGGATGCATTCTTTACTTCGGTTTATCCTACAATTTCTTCTGGTAAAGAATCTAAGATTGTTCTGGTCTCCACGCCTAATGGTCTAAACCACTTCTATGCTATTTGGCAGAATGCTCATAAGACAGGCATTGAACATAATGGTTATAATCCGATCCGTGTGATGTGGCAAGATGTTCCAGGTCGTGATGAGGCTTGGAGAAATAGTACTCTTGCTGCCATGAACTTTGATATGGAAAAGTTTGAACAAGAGTACTGTGTTGAATTTCTAGGTTCAAGTGGTACACTTATCGGTGGTTGGAAGTTAAAAGAACTTGTCCATCAAACACCTGAAAAATATAAGGACGGGTTGGCACAATTTGCAATTCCGGTACCAGGCAGAATATATTCATGTATTGTTGACGTATCCAGAGGCAAAGGCCTGGATTACTCAGCATTTCATATTATAGACGTAACTGAGATGCCATATAAACAAGTTTGTATTTATAGAAACAATCTTATAACACCCATTGAATTTGCTGAAGTTATTCATAGAGTGTGTAAATTATACAATAATTCCGTTGTTATGGTTGAAATCAATGATCTTGGTGAGCAAGTTGGCCATATGCTTCATTATGATTTTGAATATGAAAATGTTCTATTCACCGAAAACTCTGGTAGAGCAGGTAAGAAAGTATCAACTGGCTTTGGTTCTGGTGGTCGTGTTGATATGGGTATTAGAACCACTACAACCGTTAAGGCTACCGGCTGTGCTATCTTAAAATTATTGGTAGAACAGAATCAGCTTATTATTAATGATTTCCACACGATTGAGGAATTGGCTACTTTTTCTCGTAAAGGAAAGAGCTATGAAGCCGAGGAAGGCAAGCATGATGACCTTGTAATGGGTCTAGTACTGTTTGCTTGGTTATCAGATCAGCAATATTTTAAAGACTACACGAACATAAATACAATGATTAAACTCCGTGAAAGAAGTGAAGAAGAAATTATGAGCGACTTGTCTCCGTTTGGATTTGTGGATGATGGTAGGGGCGACTTGGAAGAGGCTTTACAGCTATCTCAAGGTCGTGACTATTGGGTTCTTGGGGTAGAGAATGAGAATTTATAAATAATCTAGAAAACAAAAATATATTCTTTTCCATGGAAGGAGAATCCAAATGCCATTTCAACTAAGTCCAGGCGTGAACGTTACTGAAATTGATCTTACAACAGTAGTTCCTGCCGTTGCCTCCTCAGACGGTGCTATTGCAGGTATCTTTAACTGGGGTCCAGTAGGCGAACGTATCCTTATTGATACAGAAGATAAGCTTAAGTCAGTTTTCGGTAAGCCAACAACAGATAATGCTGAGACATGGTTCACTGCAGCCAACTTCCTTTCCTATTCAAACCGTCTTTATGTAGTACGCGCTGCTGATACTACAGCAAACACTGGAAATTCTGCTTGGAATGCTGTAGCAAATACTGCTACAATTACCGGTGGATATGGTGCATGTGTTGTTAAGAATAAAACACACTTTGAAACTAAATCATTTGATGCAGACGTTAACTTTGTTGCAAGATATCCAGGTGCAATCGGCAATTCTCTTAAAGTTTCACTGTGTGACTCAGTAAATGCATTTAGTTCACCAGTTTATACTAATGCAGCTGATCATTCAGGTGCAGCATATTATGTTGATGTTACTTCAAGCTTTACTCTTAATATTGGTAACACCGAAACTGTTATTACAACCGTATCTGGTTCTGCAAATGCTGCCGCGGCACAACAATATGCTCAACATCTTGTTGGTCAATTTACACCAGGTGATTATTTTGTTGTTGGTAACTCATCAATTGGTCAACAATATATGCAGGTTGCATCTGTAAATAATGCAACCAGTGGTGTATTTACTCTTAGATTTACCGATGCTTATAATCTTCACACCGCATATAATGCAAACTCTTCAGTTAATACCATAACAAACCGTACTTGGGAATACTTCAATGTTGTTGATACTGCCCCAACTACTACAGATTACGTAGCTCAGTTTGGTAACACATCAGCAATTGATGGTGTTCACGTAGTTGTTGTTGACGAAGATGGTAAGTTCACTGGAACACCAGGTACCATTCTAGAAACATATGCCAATCTTTCTCGTGCTACAGATGCAAAGACTGTAGGTGGTGCTGATAACTATTATAAGACAGTCATCAATCAGGCATCTCAATATGTTTGGTCAATTTCCGAATTGAGTCTATTAGGTCTTGGTTATACAAGATCAGCCCTTGATGTATATGATTCAAATTCACAAGTTCCAGCAACTATTAGTTTAGCTGGTGGTCAGAATGGTTATACAGAATCAACTACTAACCTTGCAACTATTGCATCTGGATATGATCTGTTTGCATCAGCTGAAGATGTTGATATCTCATTAATCCTTCAGGGTAAGCCAGTTGGAGGTACTTCAACATCTGGCGGTATGACTGTTCAGAACTTCCAATTAGCAAATTATCTTATTGATAACATTGCTGAAACACGTAAGGATTGCGTTGTATTCATCTCACCGGATGATGCAATTGTTTCCGGACATATTAATAACGAAGCAACGGCCCTTGTTAATTGGAGAAACGTGGTTCACGACTCATCTTATGCCGTATTGGATTCAGGTTATAAGTACCAATACGATAAGTATAATGACGTGTATCGTTATCTTCCATCAAACGGTGACGTTGCAGGTCTTTGTGCCCGTACTGATAACCAAAAGGATCCATGGTGGTCACCTGCTGGTTTCAATCGCGGTCAGATTAAGAACCTTGTAAAGCTTCGTTTTAATCCACGCAAGGCAGATCGTGATATCATTTATAAGAATGGTATCAATCCAATTGCATCATTCCCTGGTCAAGGTACTGTTCTGTTTGGTGATAAGACACTTCAGTCTAAGCCATCAGCATTCGACCGTATCAACGTGCGTCGTCTGTTCATTGTTCTTGAAAAGGCTATTGCAACTGCTTCCAAGTTCACTCTGTTTGAGTTCAATGATGAATTTACTCGTGCACAGTTTAAGAACCTAGTAACACCATATCTTCGTGATGTTCAAGGCCGTCGTGGTATTACAGACTTCTTGGTTGTTTGCGATGGTACAAACAATACTCCTGAAAGAATTGATCGTAATGAGTTCTGGGGCGATATCTATATCAAGCCTGCTCGTTCAATCAACTTTATCCAGTTGAACTTTGTTGCCGTAAGAACAGGCGTTCAGTTCTCTGAAATTGTTGGTCAGTTCTAATAAATAGGTAAAACGGAGGAGTTTAATAAATGGCTACAGGTTTTAATGTTAACACATTCCGCACAAGAGGTTTAACTCTTGGCGGTGCACGTCCGACCCTTTTTGAAGTAATTCTTAAGGTGCCGGCATTCGTAGCTGCAAATGCTGAGGCGGAACAAAAATTCCGCTTCACTTGCCGCGGCGCTTCATTACCAGCTGCAACAGTTGCTGCAATCGATGTTCCATACTTCGGTCGTACAATTAAGGTTGCTGGTGATCGTACATTCACAGATTGGACAGTAACAGTAATGAACGACGAAGATTTCCTTGTTCGTTCAATGTTTGAAAAGTGGTCAAATGCTATCAACAAGCTTCAGGCTAACGTTCGTAAGTCATATGCTAATGATGGCGACTATAAGTGCACCATGAATGTTGTACAATATTCAAAGGATGGAAAGCAGATTCGTTCGTATGATGTTATCGGTGCATTCCCAACATCAGTAGACGGCATTGATCTAAGCTGGGATTCACAAAACCAGATTGAACAATTCGGTGTAACATTTGCTTATGACTATTGGCTGCCAACAGCTGGTACTGAAACAAATAATGCTTATTTTGGTGACGCAGTAACTCCAGTTTCAACTTAATACTATATGATTTACGGGATTTATCCCATTTTTGAAAGATAAGAAATGGCAGAACTATTCGGTTTTGAATTTAAAAGAAAGACGCCACTAGATCCAGCACCAACATTTTCTCCAAAAGAGACAGATGATGGTGCTCTAGTTGTAGCTGCTGGTGGAAGTTTTGGTACATACGTTGACCTTGATGGCACCGTAAGAACAGAAGCAGAGTTAGTTACTAAGTATCGTGAAATGGCATTACAGCCAGAATGTGATTCTGCCATTGATGAAATTGTCAATGAAACAATGTCGATCGATGAAAAAGATATTGTTGACATTGATCTAGATCAACTTGAAAATATTCCAGAAAAAGTTAAGAAAGCCATCAGAGAAGAATTTCTTAACTGTCTTAATATTTTAGATTTTAATAGACATGCTTATGAGATTTATCGTCGTTGGTACATTGATGGTCGTTTATATTATCATATTATCATTGATGATAAAGATCCAAAAGCAGGCATTAAAGAAGTTCGATATGTAGATCCACGTAAGATCCGTAAGGTTCGTGAAATTGCTAAGAAAAGAACACGCGGTGGTGATTCAGGGTCTGCAGAAGCAGTCATTCAAAAGACACAGAACGAATACTATATCTACAATGATAAAGGTTTCAACTATGGCAATAAGACTGTTGGTCCAACAACCACAGGCTTAAGAATTGCTAAAGATTCCATTTTACATGTTACATCTGGTTTAACAGATACAAATGGTACAATGGTTCTTTCATATCTTCATAAAGCCATTAAGCCTTTGAATCAGTTAAGAACACTTGAAGATGCTCTTGTTATCTACCGTCTTGCTCGTGCTCCTGAACGTCGTATTTGGTATATTGACGTTGGTAATCTTCCAAAGATGAAAGCAGAACAATACGTTCGTGAAATCATGGTCAAACATAAGAATCGTTTGATCTATGATGCTGAATCAGGTAATATCAGAGACGATCGTAAGTTTATGACTATGTTGGAAGACTATTGGTTACCACGTCGTGAAGGCGGTAAAGGTACTGAAGTTACTACTCTTCCTGGTGGTCAAACACTTGGACAAATGGATGACGTACTGTACTTCCAAAAGAAGTTCTTTCAGACTCTTAACGTTCCAGTTAACCGTCTTAACTCTGATGCTCTATTCTCACTTGGTAGAGCTACTGAAGTTACAAGAGATGAATTAAAGTTTGCCAAGTTTATTTCACGTCTTCGTGGTAAGTTTTCCGGTCTATTTGTTAAAATGCTTGAGAAGCAATTAGTACTTAAGCAAGTTATGACTATTGAAGACTTTGAGAATATTGCACCAAATCTTAAGTTTGACTTCTCTAAAGATAACTACTTTACCGAACTTAAAGACGGTGAGATTATTGAGAACCGTGTTAATCTTGCTCGTAATTTACAAGATATGGTTGGTAAATATTACTCACAAGAATGGTTGCGTAGGAACATTCTTCAACAGTCTGATGATGACATTGAAGAAATGGATAAGCAGATTGATGAAGAAAATAATTCTGGTGATCCACGTTGGCTTGATCCAAATATTATGAATAATGAGATGATGTCTCAGCAGATGGGTATGGAACAAGGTGACGGTACTGATGTACAACCATTGGCTAATGATGAAGATACTGATGCCACACCAAAGACGGATGAGAAGAACAGGAAGATCCAGAATGCTAAAGCAACATATGATCTTCTACAACAGAAAAAGAACAGAACATTGTCTGATGAAGCCAAATTGAAATCAGCAACACAAATATTAGCAAAAAATAAATAACTAGAGGATGACATTTATGGAAAACGAAGTTTCAGTGCAAGATTTGATCTCTCTTTCTTATGAACAAAAGCCTATTGAATTCCAACAGGCATTTAATGATTTACTTTCTGATAGAATTGCCGCAGCAGTTGATGCAAGAAAGGTTGAAATAGCTTCTTCATTGTATAATGGAGAAACAGATGAGGAAGAAGAGACTGTAACTGATACTGACATTACAGATCAAGAGGAAGATACAGATGGCGAAACAGCTTAAAGATATTTTAAAGCAAGCCCACGATAGAATCAAGGGTGTGCATTCTTCACAGACAAGTGATGCTTCACTTGGTAAAGATCCAGGCGTAGACTATAAGCCAAAGTCTGGTGACGAGCAAGACTTTGTTGCTAAGCACTCTGTAGAAAAGTGGGATGAACCATATGGTAACCCTAACTATTCCGATTCTGTAAAGTTTTCTTTGGAAAAAGAAAAGAAGCATGGCTATACAAAGCCTGAAGATAAGAAAGTCAACGAGTCAAAAAAAGCTGAGGACGTCAAGTGTAACCACTCACCAGCCAAAACTTGGTGTCCAGTGCATGAAATGGCTGACTGTTCAATGTCAAAGAACATTCGCGAAGATGAACAGCTTGATGAGCTTTCATCTGGTCTTTATAAGAGAGCAATGAACAAAGCTGGTAATAAAGCAATGTGGCTTAGTTCAGCTGGTAAAGACAATCCTGCATATAAGAAAAGATACGCTCAGGCTAAGAAGTTCCAAGCTAAGGGTATCGAGCAGGAAAAGAAAGAAAAAGCAATAAAAGAAGATATTGAACTTGATGAAGTAGTCGTTACAAGAAAGATGACTCCACAAGAAAAAGCTGCTCGTGCTGCTTATCTTAAGAAGCACTCAGAAAAAGTTGCCGGTCACGATACCGGTGTTGCTCCTAAGAAGTCATTCAAGGACATTAACACAGAGCGTGGTGACTATACAAGTCAGCCATCTAAGATGGGCATTAGACATGCTATGGCTTCTGGCTACTATAAGAATGAAGAAGTTGAGAAGGTCAACGAGATTTCAAAAGATCTAGCTAAGAGCTATATTAGAAAAGCAAGCGATCAAGTAGATAATACATATGAATATCATGGTGATAAGAAGACAACAAAAAAACTTGATAACCGTGAAATCGGTATTCGTACAGCTTCAATGAAGAAGAATGCTTCAAAGTATGTAAAAGTTCCAGCAACTGAAGAAGTAGTTAGTGAAGTACTAACTAAGTCAACGACTGCAGGTGAAACTATCTCTGACTTCGTTCACTCAAAGAATCCAAAGTTTGCTGGTAAGTCAAAAGAAAAGCGTAAGCAGATGGCTCTTGCCGCTTACTACGCCAAGCAGAATGAAGAGACTGTTCAAGAGTGTGGTTATCCAGCGCAGCCATTGATTGGTGGCATGGATCAGCCTCCTCGTGGTGGTTCAGATGAAGCTGCTGAGATGGTTAAGTCAGAACTTAAAGCACTTGCTAACAAGGCAATGCATCTAACTACTCAGATGCCAGACAACATGCACGTTGAACCTTGGGTACAAGCAAAGATTGCTACTGCAAAAGAACTAGTTTCAAGTGTTCATGATTACATGGTTTATGGTGATCATGATAAAGAACAAGAAAAAGAAACAATGGATACACCTATGACATTTCCAAACATGTCAGTAGATGTTAACACGGGACAAAACGTATGAGCACTATCATTAAGCCAATTGGCAATACATCAAGTTGTAATACTTCAACTTTTGATTCTTATGCTAACAGTAATTTAGTAAAAGTAACACTTGCAGATTCAACATCAGTTTTAGCTGTAATTACATGCAAAGACTCAACAAACACGACAATCAAATGGTCTGTGTCTATTGTAGGTGGCGAAAGTTTTATTGTAGAAAAAGGTAAAACAGATATTATAACGTCAAACCACTCAGGTGTTTCTTTAGCAGCTACGCCAGTTGCTTATAAGAACTAAGGAAGTAAAATGAAACTCATTACCGAACTAGTCGAAGACGTACAATACATTACCGAAGCTACAGAAAGCGGTGATAAGCAACACTTTATTGAAGGTGTGTTTCTTCAAGCTAACCGTAAGAATCGTAATGGTCGTATCTATCCACTTGAAATTATGGAAAGAGAAGTCAACCGCTACATCGGTGAAGTAGTTGATAACAAGCGCGGTTACGGTGAACTTGGTCATCCATCAGGTCCATCAATTAATCTTGATCGTGTGTCACATATTATTACCAGTTTAAAGCGTGATGGTGATAATTTCATTGGTAAAGCAAAATTAACTGAAACTCCAATGGGTAACATTGCTAAAGGTCTTCTTAAGTCAGGTGCATCTTTAGGTGTATCTTCTCGTGGTATGGGCACTTTGACACCAGATAAAAGTGGTGCAATGGTTGTTGGTCCAGACTTTCATCTAGCCACCGCCGCTGATATTGTTGCAGATCCTTCTGCCCCAGATGCTTTCGTTAAAGGTATCATGGAAGGCGTTGATTGGGTTTATGATCCTACCAAGGGAACTTGGAAAGAAGAAAAGTTGGATGAGATGCAAAAAGTCATGCACAAGATGTCCGTTGAAGATATCAATGAAAAGAAGTTTGCAATCTTCGAAACCTATATTACGAAACTATTGCTTAAAAACTAAATATAATAAATAAATGTAAATTCCACGATGGGAGACTTTAAATGAACGATCAAGTAGAAAACATTGAAGCTATTGAAGAGGGCACTCTTTCACAAGATTCTCTAAAGCCAGCTTCACGTCCTGTAACAGACGATCCAAAATCACGTGTTGAAATTCTCAAGACTATGATTGGTGCAATGGCTGAAATGCCAAAGAAGGATCTTGTCAAGTGGTTCGACCAGACTATGTCACAGTTCGGTCCAGGCAAAGATCATGGTGTTGGCGATAAGTCAGCAGCTAATCAATCTTCAATTGATATGAAGGGCGGCAAGGGCCCAAAGACTAAAGATGCAATGCCAAAGCTTTCAGTTAAGGAAGACGTTGAAGAAATGTTCATCGGCCAAGACCTTTCTGAAGAATTCAAGGAAAAGGCTTCAACATTATTTGAAGCTGCTATCCAGGCACGTATCATTGCTGAAACAGCACGCCTTGAAGAAGAATTTGAAGCACAACTTGAAGAAGCTGTAGCAGAAATTAACGAAGAACTTACTTCAAAGATTGATTCATATCTCGACTATGTTGTTGAGCAGTGGATGGAAGATAATGAAGTAGCTATCGAATCAACTCTCCGCAATGAACTTGCTGAAGAGTTTATTGAAGGCCTGAAAGGTCTATTCTCAGAGCATTATATCAATGTTCCACAAGAAAAGATTGATGTAATTGAATCACTTGCTTCAAAGGTTGAAGAACTGGAAGCAATGGTTTCAGAAACTCTGGAAGAAAATAACCAGCTTAAGGATGCTCTTGTTGGCACGGAAAAGAAAGAAGTGTTTGAGTCATTCTTGGACGATCTTGCTCTCACACAGCAGGAAAAGTTTAAGGCTCTCGCCGAAGGTATTGATTTCGACGGCGACCTTGAAACCTATGCAAAGAAGCTTTCCGTAATTAAGGAAAACTACTTCGGCGTAGAAAAGAAAGCCCCAACTTCTACAAATATTGTAGAAGAAACTTTCGAAGGTGATACAAAAGACACTAATACTGTTAACGTTGACCCAACAATGAGTTTCTATGCTCAGGCAATCTCAAGAACCCTTAAGAAGTAATTGTTATAAATAATAAACAATCTTAGTTAACAAAAGGAGACTAAAATGTATTTAGCTGAGGACATCCAAAAGAAGTGGGCCCCAATTCTTGATCACGAAGATCTTGGTGCCATTAAGGATCCAACACGTCGTTCCGTAACTGCTGTTGTTCTTGAGAACACACAGAAGGCACTTCGTGAAGCCGCTTCACACGGCGATTACCAGACACTGTCAGAAACAACTGCATCACCATTTGCTGCAGGCGTAAACGGCATGAATGGTTCTTCATCAACTGCTGGTACTGGCGGTATTGATACTTTCGATCCAGTTCTTATCTCACTCGTTCGTCGTGCAATGCCTAACCTCATTGCTTATGATATCTGCGGCGTTCAGCCAATGACAGGCCCAACTGGCTTGATCTTTGCTATGCGTTCAAAGTACAACGATCAGTCAAATGGCGACGCTAACCCAGCTCACCAAACTGGCCAACAGACCAATGAAACTTTCTACAACGAAGTTAATACTGCATTCTCTGCAGTTAACGGCGGCGGAAACCAAGTTGGTAACAACTACGTAAATGGTTCAGGCATTCCTGGCGACAGTAATACTACACCACTTACTTCACTTGCCAACTATAACACTGGCGGTGGTATGTCAACTGCACAGGCAGAAGCTCTCGGTACTTATGGTAACCAAGACTTTGCTCAGATGGCCTTCTCAATTGAAAAGGTAACTGTAACTGCTAAGTCACGTGCTCTCAAGGCAGAATACACTATGGAATTGGCTCAGGATCTGAAGGCAATCCATGGTCTTGATGCTGAGACTGAACTTGCAAACATCCTTTCAGCTGAAATTCTTGCTGAAATCAACCGTGAAGTTGTTCGTACAATCAACGTCACTGCTGAACAGGGTGCTGCTGACAATACTACTACTGCAGGCGTATTTGATCTTGACACCGATTCAAACGGCCGTTGGTCTGTTGAAAAGTTCAAGGGTCTTATGTTCCAGCTTGAAAGAGAAGCTAACCAGATTGCCAAGCAGACTCGTCGTGGCAAGGGTAACATCGTTATCTGTTCTTCGGATGTTGCATCCGCTCTTCAGATGGCCGGTGTTCTTGACTACGCTCCAGCTCTGAACTCAAACAATCTTCA